TGCTCGTCGTGGGGACGTGGCTTTCCCATAAGTAAAAATTCCTCATAACTGTCCCACAATGTACCTAAATGGCCGGGAGCCCTAACTGTTGCCAGGGGCAGGTTCCTAGGTATAGGTATACCTTACTAGCCCTCGAAAATCTTTACCTTACCAAGGTACACCTGCCCGGCTGGCCTGGTATAGGGATAGGTATACCTGCCACCCTGACCCGTGTGGGGACAGCGGATTCCCGTCTTTATAAGTTCGATGTGGGGACTTCGGCTTCCGAGAGGTGTTGTTTAGGATCTGGAGTACCTGGGTCCTAGATACCGCCCATAGGTACACCAGGGAGGAGCCGGAGTTCCAGGTATGGGTCGGAGCCGGATCAGGATTTTGGAGCGGTGCCGGTGAGGAGAGGGGGAGGACGTGGAGAGGAATCGCGCAATATCGTGCAAAATCGCGCAATTTAAGGTGCGGAGAGGGGAGGAATAGTGCAAGGCCAAAAAAAGGCAGGCTTTGCGCCTGCCTTGTATTTATCTATAGTGAAGTGTTAGATCGTCAATTTTTAGCTTGTGCGCTGTCTCAAATGCCGCGACGACGACGCGCCGCACGGCGTCAAGCCTGTCGGCATAAACAGCGTGAAGCCTATTGACGTTTAAGAAGCCGTCAAAAAGCGTATAAGGCTTTTGTCTGCTATACTCGCAAGCCGTCAACAAAATGCCTCTTTCTGCGCTGCCTTTTGGCCACAATTTTTCAAGCTCATGCACTACGGCATCAAAGCCTTTTGCTTCGCCTAGCACAAAAAAGTCAACGTCACGAAGTCTTGCGTTTTTTCTGGCAAGCCTCGCCGTCACAATTTCGCCGTCACAAGTCGTTTTATCGTATGATTCAACGTCAAAGCCAAAAGCCTGTAAAGTTATCATTTGAAGCCTCTTTTGTTTGTGGCCTGCCTCTTTCAAGGCAGGCAAGCGTTTAAAGCGAAAAGCCTATAACAATATAAGCGTAGCCAATGCCGAACGCGAACGCCGTCTTGAAAGTTAGTTTTGTGTAGTGCCAAACTGTATCGAAATTCGAACGCTTGTCTGTGTAAACGGCCATTTGTCTGTTCATTGTGCGCCTGCCTTTTTGACTGGCAGGCTTGCGCCTGCCAGTCTGCTAGAAGTTAAGCCGTGATGCGAAAGAAGCCGTTGCCTTTCACGTGAGGCACTTTTTCAACGTCAAGCCTACGAAGCCAAGTCGCATAATGGCCAACGTTGACGTAATGCGAACGATATTCTTTTTGCACGTAGGCGAGCAATTCAGCCTTTTTGACTGTCTCGCCTGCCTTTACTTTCATTGTCATGAAGTAATTACAAAAAGACGTGCCTTGCTTGTCAAGCGTCTTGTCAGGCTCAATTTCAAGCCACAAGCCTTTCAAACTATCAGTCAAAGCCTTTACGCTGGCAGGCTTCACAATGAACGCCTGCAATGCTTCAAATGCCGCTTGTTTCGCGTCGACAGGCTTCGAGGCTTCGTGTTCTGCCATGCTCACGCTGAAGCCTGCCTTTTCGATCAAATCGTTGACGGCTTCTACGTTTACGGCTTTTACTTTCAAGGCAGTCAACAAAGCCGTTTCAAAGTCACACAAAGCCTTTTCGTTTTCGTTGGCGATAGGCTTTACTGTCTTGACTGTCTTGACTGCCTTTTCGATCTTCTTATTGTTTGCCATTATTTCGCTCTCTTTTGCGTCAATTTGCGCTTGCGCTTGCGCTTGCCTTGTTTGGCTTGCTTGTTTCACGAAGCGTCAAGACATGCTTCACAATGAAGCCTCTTTTCTTTCGCGTTGCCGTGCGCTTGTTTTAGACTTTCGCCTAAGTGACGTTCGCGCCGTGCCTTTAATTGTCAAATAACTAAGAAAGAAAGTAGGCTTTTTCGTGAGAATAGCAAGCTTTTCTTTCATTTTGTGAAAATACTTGGCTATAGTTTAGTATATCAGCACCATTAGCTAGTGATTTCAATGGCTTACGATGACACGCGAGCGCAAGCCGTGAGAATGATTGAAGAAAAGGCCCCCCTTCAATTATTTCAAGCACTTAGGCCATCGTTTTTAGCGTCAAGCACCCCACCACACCTGGACCCTGAAAAACAGGAACCCAGACTGACCCTTCGCTATTGTATGTATATGATATACCGATAACCCCAACCCATATCCAGGTTTTCTTGTCCCCATATCCACAGCCTTTACAACGCCCCCTAACCAGCATATTATCCACACACAAAAAAGGAGTTACCATGGCTAATCTTGAGCTTAAAAAGCAACTACTGAATACCAAGGCAGTGCAGCTTATATATCGTAAGCCCTGCCGTGATCGCTGCCCTATTGCTGAGGAATGCCAGTTCTTCGGGGATAACAGATCCTGCAAGCCCCATGCTGAGTACACGAAAGCCGTATATGAAGCCGCCTTAGATGTGTGTGGGAAGACGTTCAACACGAAGGAAGGCGTCCGTATCGGGTGTTTGCTGATACCCATGTTCAGCATCTTATTCGATTTGCAAGTAGAGTATTCCACTTTAGAAAGGCTGACGTTCATTACTGAAAAAGGCGATGTGAAGATCCACCCACTCGTAGCTGAGATCAGAAAACAAACATCGGCAATAGAGAAGCTGTGGAACAATCTGGGGTTTAAAGAAGCACTTCCAACTATAAACCCAAAACTAGGGGATGGATCTTACGTTGATGAGATAATGGAGTAATGCTATGAAGAAGAAAACCATTAAAGAAATATTGAAGCGTGTAGCATTACGATCTGAAGCCAGCCTAGAACCACTAGAAGCTTATCAGCAAGACTTTACCCCGCCCCCGACTATTGATACCACTTCCATGTCTTACAAAGACAAGCTCAAAGCTTGGCGCAATGGCGGGGCGGGGTTTATCCAGTGGTGCGAAGACAATGTAAATCTAGCCATTTATGAAGAAGGCAGTGATATACCTAAATGGCTGCCCATGGGGGATATGCCGAGAGAGAAAAATCCTCTTACAGATAGAAGCTACTACGATTGCTGGAATATGCAGAAGCCTATTCTGATGGAAGCGTTGCAGATGCATAAAGGCCGATTTAAATACCGCGTAATAGTGCTATGCTGGATGCGCGGTGATGGTAAATCGTTGATAGCTTGTCTGATACAGTTGTGGAAGTTCTTTTGTTTTCCTAAGCAGCAGATCATGCTTGGTGCTAACAGTAAGGATCAGGTTAAGTTTGTCCATTACGATATTATGCGTGAAATCATTTTGAATAGCCCCAAGCTCTTGGCTACTGTGGGTGAGCGTAATATTCAGGAGAAAGAGATTCGGCTTAGAAATTCTAAAGGTGTTACCATATCGATTATTCGTAGCATATCTAGCTTCAGCGGTATTGTGTCGAACATTACAGGCTACACGTTTTCAGAAATCTTCGACATGAAGAATCCAAAGTTCTTCGTGCAGCTTGACGGTTCCACTCGTAACATGCCTAATGCTCTGGGAATCATCGATTCCACTGTATCGGCAAAATCACATATCCTTTACAAGCTCTACCGATCCTGGATTGAGAGCGAGCATAAGGGCATGACGTTCTTTAGCTACCGCTGTTCGAAAGAAGGATCTTACAAAGATTTTTTCAATCCCCAGATGACCCAGGCCCAGCTTGACGATTATCGAATGAAGTTTCCACCAGCCGAGTTCGATAGATATTTTCGAAATGTCTGGGAATCTGGCGTAGGTAAAGTGTTCAGTGAAGATATGGTAGAAGCAACGCGAATCTTATCTGTTCATCCTTCTGGTGCACCCCAGCCAAACACGCAAAACATTCAACGACACCTGGCAGCAATCCGTAAAACTGAGGAGCGCATTAACGAAGCTGCCGATACTGAACTTTCTTTGATCAGGGCCGGTTTACAAAGGGCAGTAAAGCCTATGTCAACGATTCTGAGCCTAGACAAAGCCACGTTATTCAACAGTGTGGCGACATGCGAAGAGCTTAGACAGCTTTCAGATTATTATGACACAGACTGGGCTATTGGCTTTGGAACTGACCGCGCCGATCCCATGAAAATAGTGACACATGGAGCTAGAACCATAACCAGTATAATCGCCAAGGGTCTTCCAGGGTCTAGAAGCAATGCTGCAATTCAGTATTTACCTAACTCTGTGCAATCTTATATCTATGCGGTGTTAGGTATAAATCATGTGATAGATAACAGCTTGAATGGAATTAAAGATATCGTGAGTATAGCAAACACCACTTATGATGGTGTTGATACTTTTTGTGCAGAACGTTGGGGCATGTTCGATATTATTCCATGGCTGGAAGAGAATGAAATTAAGTATGAGTTGATTCAACCTAACATAGAGCGGCAGAAAATGGCATTTTCGGAAATGTTCATCATCGTTTCCACAGAAAGATTCAAGTGCCCTAAGATAGGTGTGGCAGGAAGCAAGATGGATGACATCTTTAAAGAGGAAATGATGAATTTTGAACAGTCTTCGGATGACAAAGTGTGGTATGGATCACCGGAGAAGTCTGAAAGATACGGAATACAGGATGACTGTATTTTCAGTATTGCCTGGAACATTTATGGTATGAGGAATTTGACTGTGAACGATTTTAGGCCCCGAGGTGTTGCGTCCTTTATGGGGATGTACTATGACAATAAGAACGTGTTGGGTAGTTACCGATAGTTGGAGGATACATGAACGAAGAATATAAGAAGGCTATATTAGGAATGTCGGATGAGGAGGTTATGGCCAGTGGCCTCCTGTTCACCATGCCCGACGGATCTAAAGGCATGGTGGTAGATGAAGATGGTTTTCCTGTTGTGGCAAGAATGGAAGACGATTCTCCGGCCGGTATAGCTTATCTTCAGCAAGAGTGTTGGAAAAAGTTTAATACCAATCCACAGGTCTTTACTTCTGTGGAAGACACAGGCGGATATTTAGCAGGGGCAGGGTTCGAGTTTTACTCCGAGTACGAGGACGTTCAGGAATTTGTGTACCAGATGATCACTGACAGCAGGAATCGTTTGTACTCTTTTTTCGAAAAGTACGTCATGCGTGCTGAAATTGAAGGGGAGCTTTTTCTTTCCGGAACCATTCATGAAGATGGTTTCGTAGAATTGGACTTCATACCTCCAAATTCCTTGGAAACTGGGAATGACCACAAAGGTGTAGTCTATCATCCGAATAAGTCCTCTATGCCTTTATTCTACGTTGTGAAAATTAAGGACGATACCGGAAAGGAAGTTCCGCATGTTATTCCCAGCATTTACGTTTCTGAGTTTCCTGGGGATATGTCTGACAAGCTGCGTAATCATAAGCTTGTTAAAAACAAAAACTACAAGGTGTACGGTTCTACTCGGAAGACTGCATTCCGTAATTTCGGCGGTTTTCAGACTTTCATTATCTCTTGGGATCGCGGTCTTTTTACTGATCGCAACATATCTCATCTTAGGACTGTTGTTGAGTGGGCTAATCATTATGAGGAATTGAAGCGTTATGAGATCGATCATAAGCGTTCTTCCGGTTCTTACTTGTGGGTAGCTACATTTGAAGACATGGCCAGTTTTAAGAAGTGGGTTTCTTTGACTGATGAGGAAGTGGAAAAGACTGGATTTCATAAGCCGAAGACTCCTGGTGGTACTATTGTGCTGCCTCCGGGTATGAAGCTTGATTGCAAGAACCCGAATCTTTCAAAAATTTCCGATGCAGACACAGACATTATGCAGATGGTAGTTTCGGGCCTCAATACATCGGAAGATATGGTGACTGGTTCTAACAGTGGAACTTACGCTTCCGTTAAGGCTTCCAGGGGTCCTGAAGCAGATAGAAAAGAAATGAAGACTGAACGTTTTCGTAGATTCCTTGTGTACGATTTTTGGAAACAGATTTTCAGAATCAAGTCCATCGTTAATCCCAAATTTAAACTATTCAGGGAGGCAACTGTTGTAAAGGGTTTTGATGACAAGAAAGAGCCTATCTTTGGAAAGAAGATGCTGCCTATTTGGGAGTCATTGGAAATCACTTTCCCGACTTCGGAAGTTGTAGATATTGAATCCGCAGCGAAGGGTTTACTTGGAGTTAAGCACGGGTCCGTGGTAGACACTCTGGGCATACCACCTTCTGTTGTGGCTAAGAAGCTTGGCTTTCGCAATTACACCAGAATGAGGTTGCAACACGCCGCCGAGGATGCTAAATATCCAGTATTGGCATCTGCGGTCGATGCTGCTGATTCTGAATCTCAACAGGAAGATAAAGAACTTGAAGGTGCTCAAAAGGATAAGAAGGTGAAAAAGAATGAATCTGACAACAAAGAATAAACACATCCTTTCTGCGATCTGCTCAAGTCAGTGGCTTATCGATGAAAGCTATTTTCAATTACTGCTTAGTGTGGTAAATGGAGAAGGCAACAAAGAAGAAGCCATGCTTGTGAAGGAAGACAACGAAAGGGCAAGAACAGTGCTCCAGAGTGCTGTAGCGGGTACAGATGTAGCCATTATCCCCGTGATAGGCCCCATCATTCCCAGAGCTACTGCATTTTCCAGAGTATGCGGCATTACTGATCTTGATATGCTGCATTCACAGTTCGAATCCGCACTGGCTGATAGTCAGGTGGGTAAGATTCTTTTCTACTTCGATTCTCCTGGTGGCCATGCCACAGGAATTAACGAGTTTTCTGATCGAATTTTTGAAGCCAGGGGCATTAAGCCTATTGAGGGCTATGTAGGCGGAACTTCCGCCTCTGCTTGTTTCTGGATGGGTTCCGCTGTTAGCAGGCTGTCTGTGGATGCTACAGCAAGGCTCGGTTCTGTCGGCGTGGTTGTTGCCATGCCCAAAAGCGATGGAACCTATGTTGAAATTGTAAACTCCAACTCTCCTCGAAAGCGGCTGGACCCAGAAAAAGCAGATGATAAGGCTGAGGTAGTGCGTTATCTGGACAGCATGGCAGAAGTGTTCTTTGAGAAACTTTCTCGTAATTTCGGAATTGATGACGTTGCCTACGTTAAAGAGAACTTCGGTAAAGGCGGTATTCGGGTGGGATCGGATGCTGTTAAGTACCGCATGGCACACGAAGTCAGTTCTTTGCAAAAGGTGGTATCGCGTCTTGCCGCGTTAGGTACTACCAAAAACTCCCAGGTGTCCGCGGTATCGGTTGACGAAGAGAAGGCTACCGTAGTATTGGGAGAATCAAATGAAAATGATTTTGTTGAAGGAGGAATTATGACCAAAGCTGAACTGAAAGAGAAACATCCTGAGCTTTACGCTGCTATCGAAGCAGACGCGAAGGCCGGAATGGTTGATCAGGCTCAGTTGGGTTCCTTGGAAGAGGAAAAAGGTTCTTTGGAAAAAGAAAATGCCCAGCTGAAGAATGATCATCGTGACCTTATCATGGCAAATACCAGCATGTCCACTACTTTGGCCAAGAGCATTTTCGATGCTTCTTTTGGCGGAAGTACTTTGCCGAAGTCGCTGAAGGGCAAGTTCGAAAAGCTTGTTGATCACAAGGACTTCGTTGCCGAGAACGGAATTCTAGATGCTGAAGCCTACAAAGGCGCTGTCGATGGTGAAATTGCCGAATGGGTCGGAGCTGCGAGCTTTTCTTCGGAAGACAGCGATTCGATCAAGGGCATTTCCCTGGAAAACAAGGCTGAAGATACAGGCGTAGTGGACGCGGATGACAAGTCCGACGATGTTGCTGCCCGTATGCTCGCGCATCTCAATTAAGGAGTGAGATATGTCTGATAAAATCATCGGTTTGAACGTTACTACTGCCGGTATCGGTGGTGATCTTCCGCAGGTCAACCACGTGATGGGTCCGCAGTTCCGTGAAAAACGTCTTTTCTTTTCCGAGCCCGAGATTGCCCTGATCATTCAGAAGAATGTTCGGGGTGGTTATGGTGATCTGGAAGCTGGCACCGTCATGGCGGTAGAGACTCTTACCGGATTTCTGGTTCCCTACATTCCGGATACCATCAGCGCGGCGGACGTTGGCCGCATCATGCTGGTTTCCGACAACGTTACGGCCACTACTTTCAAGATTTGGAAGGAAGATATTGGCAAGTTGGATGTGGACAGCGCCATCGTGCTTACGGATAGCGACGGTGCCTACGAGGAAGGTGTTGTTGCCTCTATTGTTGCTGATGCGGGCGGTCGTACATACACTGTCACTCTGGACGATGCCACTACGACCGTGGGCGGATTCACTGTCGCTAAGTCTGCCTGCTGCTATCTCACTGCCGGTGCATCTGGTAAGTTCAGCACGGCAAAGTATGTTTTGGATCAGCATCTTTCCACTGGGGACTACACGAATCCTAACGGCGCACACACTTCTGTGGTGGTGTCGAATGCGATTCTGTACAAGGATGCTATGGTTGGGGCGGACGCCACTGCCCTTACTGCTCTGAGCGGTGTCATTGACGGCCCGTACGTTATCTTGAAGTAAGGAGACATTATTATGCCTAAAGGTGCTGGTATCAAGGCCCTGCGTGTCGAAACGCTGAACAAAGTGGTGTCCAGTATTCCCAAGCCGAAGGGGAATTTCTTTTCTGGACTTTTCTCGGTATCCAAGGAAGAATCGGATACGATTCGCTGGATGTTTGAGAGTGGTTCCATCGGTATGACCCCGTTTGTCGCCCCCGGCTCTCCCGCCCCGGTGACTACGGACGATATGTACTGGCGTGAAGGGTCGGCCCGCGCTGCGTACTACAAGGAAAAACGCTTCTTCGATGAAGTTTTCCTGAACAACATGATGGAGCCCGAAGTCTCCCTCAAGTACATGAAGGCGGAAAAGCGTCTGGCGAAGACCCTGGCCAAGCTGAAATATCGCTGCGAACGTCGCCGCGAATGGATGCTGGCTCAGATGATGGTCAACGGTCAGATTTCTTACAACTCTGAAAAGGGTCTGAAGTTCACCGTCGATTACAAAATCCCGTCCCGGCACAAAATCACCCTGACCGGTACTGATGTGTGGGGAACTGGTACGACTCGTAATCCCGTGGCCGACATGTACGACCTGAAAGACCTGTTCGCCAACGAGATTCAGACTTCTCCGAAGTACACCATCATGAACAGCACGACCCTGCGCCTGCTCGTTTTTGATTCGAATATTCAGGATCTCCTGAAGAAATCGACTTTCGGTGAAGGCGATTTGTTTGCCAACCCTGCTCCGGTTCTCGGTCGCCTGCTCGGTGTTGGTGACATCAAGCTGTATGACGATCTGTACTCTGCCCGCTCGCATATGACGGCGAATGTTGCCATCGGTGACACCGCCGTAACTGTTGAAGACGCCGTGGATTTCGAAAAAGGCGGAAAGGTTCGCCTGTACGACATGTCTCAGGATGAAACCTGGGAAGATTGTACCGTCAGTGCCATCAACTACGCCACCAACGTGCTGACAATCAGCGCGACTACGAAAGCCTACAAGGGCGGACGTGACGTGGTTGAAATGCGGAAGAAGTTCGTAGCTGACAACAAGATCATGATGTTCACCGACGAATTCGAAGGCGAGAAGGTCGCAGAATTCATGGAAGCTCCTTTCGGCCTTGGCCGTCATTGGGGCCTGTACACTGATCAGAAGGAAGAGTGGGATCCTGATGGAATCTGGGTTCGTGTTCAGGACAAGGGCCTCCCCGTTCTGTACAACCCCAAAACCATCGTGACCCTTACTGTAAAATAAACCGGAGCTACTATGAAATTCCGTGTAAAAACTACACTGAAAGCAAGTGCTCTTTCTCATCTTGGCGGTATCATTGGTACTGGGTATTACGATACCCAGTCCATTAACTTCCCCGCCGAACTGAAAGACGTACTTATTGCGGAAGCTGAAGATCCTCGGGGACTCGTCGAATGCCTTGACCCTGAAGATACCGTAGACGTTATTGAAATTGAAGAGCACAAGGACGTAAGTTCTGAAGTTCTTGACAATATTTCTTCTGGCGAGGGGAAGGCAGAAGAATCCCACGACACTCCTCCTTTGGGCGCACAGGACGACACGGCACAGGAAAAAGCAGCGCAAGCTCCTTCCCCTATTTCTAAGCCGAAGATCAAAACAAAGCCCAAACCTGTAAAGAAGTAGGTGAGTTATGCTGGCGTCCATTGACGATGTTGTAGAAGCACTCAAGCCCAAGTTTGGTGTTACTGCGGATTCATTATCCGATGATGCGTACTTGGACGCCGCAAACTCTGCATTGAAAGAACTGGGCTGGTCGGTTCCGATCGACCAGCCCCTTAAGGAATACTGGATACTTGAAAGAGGTGTTCGGCATTCCATTTTTATTCTGATGATAGAAGCTGCTCGTAAATTTCGGTATAAGCAGATCCATTTACAGAATAGGTTTGAGCACTACAGTAAGATCCTTGACCTGCTTGATAAGCAATACGAGCAGGCAAAGAAGGACAATTCTGATTTGTTCGCTAGTTCTGTTTTTGTTGATCCTGATACACTTTGTAGCTGGATAACGTACATCCCCAACGCCAGAGATTACAATTTCCTTGGCAAATACTAGGAGGTAAATCATGGCTGGTTTACAGGATGATCTGGCCTCTGTATTTGAAGAGATAGGGACCCTAGTAGAGATAGTGGGGTCCTCTCCCGTTGCTAGAGAGTACATCGACGTTGAGCAAAACGTACAGGTGTCTAATCCTTTTATTCGGGAACACTTCATTGAAGGCACATTGAAGGCACAAACGAAGATTACTCCTGGCGAACTTTTGAATTTTGTGGGCAAGAACCTCACATATCTTGTAGTGAATCACTCTCCTGAGCTTTTTGAAGATGAAATTGTCATCATCTCTACCACGCTTTACAAGTGCAATGCTGCCGTTACAGTCAAAAGGCAGTCAGGCACGGATAGAGACCCCGTGACGCGCCAGCAGGTGCCTGTTTGGGCAGATGTATTCACTTCGCCTGCGCCTGTAACGTCTGCGCTGCGAGGCAGCCCTTCCGATCTGAATGATCAGCAGTCTTTCTTGCAGTTCTCTACTAAGGAAAAGGTGGCATACTTTCCGGAAAGAATCGCGCCTAAAGTGCTTGATCGCCTGGTAATGCCTTCTGGCGAAAAATACAAAATTTCGAATGTAGAGTATTACAGGTTTAACGGCGTTGTGGTCTGTGATCTTGAAGAAGACACGAGGGCGTAATGCTGAAGACAGACAAAAGTCCTGTACGCTTGACCATAGGGTACAACTTATGGTCTGATGATTGGCAAACACCTCTTGTCAAGCGTTTTGAAAAAGCTCGGCATGAGTATATCGATATTTGTGATACTTCCAGCAATGGTACTGGTACTGGTCGTATGAGCAAACGCATGGCTGAGAAGTTCGTTGTGTTTCTCAAGAATGCTATAGCAAGTGGTAGTATACCTGTAGACGGTGTGAGTGAATCTTGGGGAAAGAAGAAACACGGAAGCACTGTAGGTATCGACACCGGCGAAATGCTGGATTCCATTACAGCCTTCAGAACTAACCTAGCTGGTGAAAAGAACCATAAAGGTTGGGTAGTGAGCATTAAGGAAAAGGTGAAATCCAGTAGAGAATTTCCTATGTGGTACAAGTTATCGTGGCTTGAGTATGGAACTGTCAATCAGCCGGAAAGACCTCTTATAGCCAGAGCTTTTGAGCAGTTTGTAGGTCAGGGTTGGGTGAAGCAGATTGTAGAAGACATGATTTTGCGCGGTGTTGGTATGACGGAAAATAGGCGTGCCGGATATAACGGGACAGGTGAAGAATGAAAATCTTAGCAGTACAAGCTAAAGAAATCCATGTAACTATGGAACTATCCATTACTACAGTACGTAGTATGCTCCGTTGTATGGATAAGTGTGTTGTGGAAATCGATATGAACGAGACAGACAACCAGAAAGCCTACGCGGAATTTAAACAATTCTATGAGTTTCTTGATGAATTCAACAAGGGGATAGGTGATGGTAGCGTTGAGTAAACGTGGATTTAAAATATCCATCTCAAATTTCATAGATGCGAAGGCTTCTGTATCTCCGGCTATCCATGTCGTGTATGATAAGAGCTTGACCGACGCTACCAATACTGATAATTCTGTAAAAGAATGGATTTCTGTAAACTTCGGTAATATTGATTTTGAAGGAATCTGTGAAGGACTTGTAGAAGTTTACGTCCTTACGAGAGAAGATGCTGAAGGTTTGAAGAATGATATTCTTGTAGACAGGTTAATGAATTTTTTCTCCGATCCGGCAATGCCTGATGGGAATAAAAGAATCCCCTTTTACGAGGTAGTAGACGGTGCTTTGGTGCAGACTTCAACTTTGTGGCTGGCAAGAGTTACACCGTTGAAGGAATTTACACTTTCAGATGAGACTAAAGTTTGCCCCACCCAGCTTTGGTTTTCTTGGAATGGTACACTATGAGCGCAACTATTATCAAATGTGAAAAATGCGGGAAGCCTATTATACGCAGATATCCGAATGGTGTTTGGCACTTTATGTTCGGTAAGCGTTCTGGCAGCAAAGAGCCTCCGGTAAACATGTTTATTCATGGTTCTTTGAAATTGAAATGTTGGCACACTGGTTGTGGTTTCGAGAATGTTCTTATGCATGTTCCGACCACAGATAATAAGGTAAAGGAGGATTAAATGAGAACTGGACCGGTTACAAAAGACGTATCCACCGTCGCTCTGGGTCTTGCCCAGATCCGTGTCGGTGCTTCTGCGGCCAACGTCAGCAATGCCAACGCTTGCTTGACTTCCGCGGATTCTATGGGTGCAATGGCTGATACCAAAATGACTTCCAACGTTGAATACTGGAAGCTTACTTCCGGTTTTCCGGCCCTGGAAGACTTGTCCATTCCTTTGAGTGAGTCGTGTTCTTTTGAATGCGCCTTCAAGGAAATCACCCCCAAGAATATGGCTCTCGCTCGCGGTATTGACCCGTTCACGGTCGGTGCTGGTGTGGGTGCTTCTGCAATCGGTGTCATTACCAGTGCTCTTGGTACTGTAGACGCCGCCAAAGTTGTTGTTTGTGCTGCAACGTGCCCTGTTGATACCTT